TCAGTACTTGATGATGTAGTTGACGACTACGTACGGCGGCAGGTTAGAGAAGGCAGAGCCTGATCCAGTCGAGTCCGAAGTACTGGTTCCCGTGTAACTAATGGCGGGGATGGTGTGGGTGTGGCTGGACACCCCACCCGTGTTCATCTGGGCGTCGAACCTTCCGGTGCTCGTGCTTCCCGCTTTCAGGTTGGCGATAGTCCCGGAAGTGGTCGCGTCCGCCAGAGAGAACGTCGGAGAGTGGTTGTGCGCTCCGTCTGAGCCGGTGACAGACCCAGACCCGTGAGTGTGGGTAAGAGAGACGCCGTGAGTGTGCGCTGGCAACTCGGTGGTTGTTAGGGTTGACGTGGCCGTACCGCCGCCGCTGTTTCGGAGCGACGTAGCGCCAAAGTTGGTGTCTCCTGACTTGTACCCGAAAGGAACTCTGGTCCTCAGGTCAGGAACGTTGAACGTCGTGGATGCGTCACCGCTGCCGTACTTCGTGCCCACAATGGCGTATAGCGCCGAGTAGGTCGTCCGGTTGATAGCAGACCCGTCGCACAGGAGCCATCCGTTAGGTGCTGTGTCCCCTCCGTAGGGGGAGATCATACCTACTGGCGTGGTGGCGTAGGTGACTGTGCCAGCATCAACGCGGGTGCTCAAAGTGGTTGTGCTGCTGGAGGTGACCGTGAGGTTACCGGTGACGCTCACGTCTGTTCCTACGTACAGCGACCCGGAAAGGCCTACGCCTCCGGTGACAACGAGAGAGCCCGACGTAGACGATGTAGACGCGGTGCCTGAAGTAAGGCTGGTGACCCCGGCAACGCTTAGCGCACCACCAAGGGCAACCGCCCCAGTGGACCGGGTGATTCGGACGACCGCACCCAAAGTGCTGCCCGAGATGATCCCCGTGCCGGTACGGGGCGAACCTGCGTCGTAGGCCCGGATCTCAAAGTCAGACCCGACCGCGCCGGACTCGGCTGTGGCGTTAGCCGTGAGCGTCCACCGGGCTGAGCCTGAGGTCGCAAGCGTGAAGTTGCGGTCGGTGCTGGCCCCTCCGTTGGCGGTGGCGGCAGATGCGGTGACGTTGGCCTCGATGGCGCTCAGCCGCGCACCCACGTTGGAGTAGGTGCTTCGGGGGTTCGTGCCTAGTTCCGTCTCGATCTTGTTGATCGCGTCGTTGACGTTGGCATGCTGAGTGGCGTGCTTCAACCCAGTGGTGGCAGAGCCAAGAATGTCCGACCCAGTTGGGTTGCTGAACGAGTCAATGCCGGACGGGTAACTTGAGGCCATGTGGGCTTCTCCTAGAAATCAACGGCTAACAACGAGGTTACGGATCAGCGGCCCCGGTGTCTGGACAAGCCGAAGGCCCCGGCAGGGGGCGTTCCGCCGGGGCCTTCGTGGTGCCACTGAAACTGAAGGAAGCAGACTCAGCATACTTGATATGACACCTGTCAAGCAATTGGGTATGTCATTCAGCAAAGGCGTTGTACTGGTCATCGTTGACGAGTTCATCCGGCATGACCTGATTGAGATCAATCGTTAGAACGGTGTACGAGGTCAGGACCTGACCTCGGAGGTACAGGCGGGTTGGGCTGAACACTGAGCCCCGATACAGAACCCGGTCCCGGATGTGAGCATCAGGATGCTTAACAAGCGTTGGCAACGCCCGGTTGACGTCGTCCATGCTCACCGTAAGACGAAGCACATCGGTGTTGTAGAAGCCTCGCTCGTTCTGCACCGTCTGGCCTTGGAAGACCTGAGCCACGATCACCGGAAGTTGGAACGGTTTCTTCCAGCGCCTTCCGATGTTGGCGGAGCCGACGCTGTAGATGTCGTCCACCTCGGTGGTCTCGGCATCCCACAATGACCACTGGACCTGCATGCCGACACGGCGCTGAAGGTCGTCGCGCATTCCACGGAAGATTCCGTCCAACTCGAACTCGGTGGTGAACCGTCCCTGAGGCTGACCGACATGACCGTTGACGAATACCCGTGACGGGGTCACAACATTCGTTGCTAAGAATGGCTGAGCAGCAGTAACTGCCACGATGGAGTTACTCACCGTGACGGACGATGCGAAGGCCCGAGACGCGGTGCTCGTCTTGCGAGCGGTCAACCCCGCTGTCACTGCATCGGTGATGCTTCTAGTCACTGCCGTCATAGATTCAGTATCCCGGTATCACTAGAAGTTTCAGGCCCGAACCCACGCTGAGCCGTTCCAGATCTTCACCGTGTTCTTAGCGAAGGACGAGCCGTTGTACACCTTTCCGTATTGCGGCTGAGATCCTCCGGTATCGTTGGCTACATTTACGCTGCGCCAGTTAGTCCCGTCGTACATAACCCCGGCGTTCTGCATATCAATCAGCGCCGCCCTCTGGGCGATCTCAGTGGATGTCAACAAACGGTTGTATAGGGCCACATGCGAAACGTAGTCCCGGTAGGAAAGACCCCCGTACGATCCGTCATCGCCTACGGAAAAGGTGCTGGCGTCCATGTCTCCGCGACGGTAGACACCGCCAACGGCAACGAGCACACCGTCAACGTAGAGAGATGACGTTCCACCACTCGCCCTACTCGTCACGGCTACGTGGTGGTTTAGACCGTCAGTGACAATGAACGAGTCGATGGATTGGTAGGTGTTGTTGATGTCCCACGTTTGAAACCTGACTAGGCCGTTGACGTCACTTGCGGAGTGGGTGTTGGGCTCTATGCAGATGTTCCACGCCCAGAGGTACCCGCTTCCGCCAACGATTCCGTGAGCGTAAGGGCTTCCGAAGAAGTTGTACGCAGACTCATCGGTATTGATGACCATCTCCACCGACATCGCTGAGGTGTAGGGGATGGAGGAGTTGTACAGCGTTCCTCGCATTGAGGTCTGCCAGTGACCGCCAGCAACGTTGTGCCGGGGCAGCGTGATGCCTGCTCCCGGCGACAGCCCGGAAGTGAAGTAGTCGAAGTTGGCAGCGCTGTTACACAGCGCGTATTTGTGTGGGCTGGCAGAGGAGATAGCGTTTCCGAGGTGGTTGGCGCTCATCAGGCTGCCTCGTAGGTGACCACGAAGTTGAAATGGTCGCCGTTGGCCCAAGTTCCGGGGGCGGTCGCGGTGATGCTGTTGAAGCCGATGTACCCCGGAGCCGCCGACAAATAATCGCCGCTCATCGCCCACGTCGTCGTGGACGGAAGCCACCCGGTTGCGAGGCGAGCCCCTCCTCCGGACAGCAGGAAAACGACGTGCGGGAAATAGTAGGAGCCTCCCGCCTTGGCGGTTACCGGGAGAGTCAGGGTTGGAGAACCAGACTGCGCTCCAGCGACGTTGAACTTGCACCGCCAGACGACTGTCTTCCCAATTTGGACGTAGTACGAGTCGAAGGTTCCGGCCCCCTGTGACCATCCGGTCATCGTTGGAGTGAAAGACGTCCACGCATCCGAGGTGTCCAGCCAGATGTCGCCCGTGGTCGGGGACGAAGGTGCGGTGGAGGACACGGTCACGCTGGGAACGTTGACGCCTCCTCGCGTCAGTGTCCCAGAGACGGCGAGATTCACGGCGGTAGCCGAACCAGTCAACGCGGGGCTTGCTAGAGGGGCTTTCAGCGCCAAGTCTGCAACCAGACTGGTGACGTCGCTCTCAGCGTGTGAGTGCGTGGATGCTGCACGGGTGGTGTCCGTCGGATGGACGTGGTCCTGACGGCTGGGGATTGCCGAGACTCCTGTCGCGGCGGTTCCGTTGATAAGCGGAGTGGACGTGGAAAGTAGCGACCCAGCCAGACCCGATGCCGAGACGGTGGATGTAGCAGTCAACGTTCCGGTGACGGATACGTTGCCGGTGAATGCAGCGCCAGACAGGCTCGCCTTGTTAGTTGACAAGGAGTTGACGCTGGAGGTTAGTGACGTGACGTTCGATTGCAACGCGGCGATATCGCTTACCAACGAAGTGACATCAGATTCCGGGTGCGTGTGCGCTGAAGATGCCACGCTGGGCATGTAGACCGGGAACGAGATGTCGCCGCCCTCGAAAGTTGCCCATACTGGGCTTCCTACATTGGGCACTGTTCCTATTCCAACGGGGTACGCCCAACCGGTGGTTCCGTCCCCGAGAATCTGCGGGATCTTCAATCGCACTCGGGACAGGCCCTTGGGGTCGGCGTTGTCAACGACGACGGCTCGGTAGTTCGCTGAATAGTTCATCTCATGCTCCTAGACCGGGATTCCCCAGCCGACGAAAGGTCGTCGGTAGACCCCCGCCACAACATCAGCGAGTTGCGTGACATCGGCACCTGTCCTCAAGTACCTAGCAGATACAACAAGTGCCTCCGATACGGTCAGGCTATCCGCAGGGTTTCGTGGACGACTACCCAAACGTCCACCAATGTCGGACAGTGTGAGCGCATCAGTGAGCCCGCGAGTTTTGGCAGA